AATACGGTTGGAAAGATTTTGAGCAGCTAGAGGAATAACATGGCATTTACGACCTATAGCGAGTTAAAAACAACGATAGCTAACTATCTGGCTCGTAGTGATCTGACATCGGTTATTCCAGACTTTATCCGTCTGGCTGAGACTAGGTTGCAGAGAGACCTAAGAATTCGTCAGATGTTAGTGGTAGCTACAGCAAGTACAACGGGTGGCGATTCAACACTTGGATTGCCTACCGACTTCTTAGAGATGAGAGATATTCATCTCAACACGACTCCGATTACTACGCTACGTTACAAGGCTCCTAACTCGTTTTATCAGGAGTCTAGGGTAACGGATGGAGGCAAGCCCATTGATTACACTATTCTCGGTGCGGAGATGCAGTTAGCTCCGGTTCCAGATTCGTCTTATACGGCGCAGATGTTGTATTACGCCAAGCCTCCTGTATTATCAGATTCGACAGCTAGTAACGTATTCTTGGCTTATGTGCCTGATGCGTTGCTATATGCGTCTTTGGCAGAGGCAGAGCCGTATTTGATGAATGATGCAAGGGTGCAGACTTGGGCTTCCTTGTATTCTAGGGCGATTGATTCTATCTCTACGTCCGACCAAGCAAGTGAGTATAGTGGTCAACCTATGTCTATGTCTTATAACGTGAGGTAAGACAATGAAGTGTTGCACTAAATGCAATGAGACAAAGCCTTACGAAATGTTTACAAAAGAAAAGGCTACGCTTGATGGATTTAGCAGATGGTGCAAAAGTTGTAAAAAAGAATATAAAACTGCTTGGTACGAAAAGAACGCTGAATTAGAACGTGCCAAAGCAATGCAGTATCATTATGATAATTATGATAAAAATAAAGAAAGAATAATTAAAAAAGTTGGTGAATGGCAAAAAAACAATAAAGACAAGTACAAGCAAATAGCGAAAAAGTGTTACGAAAAAACAAAACTAAGAAGATTTTCGTATCAGGCTTTCGCAAGAGCAGCTAGAAGAAATGCAGTGCCAAAATGGATGACGGATGAGCTAAAAGAACAACTTCAAAAGTTTTACATAGAAGCAAGAACAAGAACAAAAAAAACAGGAATTCCATACGAGGTAGATCACATAGTTCCATTAGTTAATGAAAATGTGTGTGGGTTGCACGTTCCTTGGAATCTTAGAGTCATAACCCGTTTTGACAACAGAAGTAAAGCAAATAAATTTAAGGAGTAAATCATGGCAGAAATGTCGAACCACCTCGAGAACGCAATTATCAATGCGACTCTCCGCAATACAAGCTACACAAGCCCTGCTGCGGTTTATGTAGGTCTTTACACAAGCGATCCGGGTGAGGGCAATACGGGTACTGAGGTATCTGGTGGTTCCTACGCTCGTACAGCGGTAACGTTTGGTGCGCCTAGTAACGGTGTATCAACGAATAGCGCGTCAGTTACGTTCCCGACTGCTACTGGCACATGGGGTACTGTGACTCACGTTGGCATTCTGGATGCGACAACTAGCGGCAACCTGCTGTATTACACAGCCTTGGATGCGTCTAAGTCGATTGCTTCTGGTGACGTGTTCACGATCTCGACAGGCAACCTTTCCGTAACTCTGGAGTAATCTATGGCACTCGTAATTGCTGACCGAGTTCGGGAAACGTCCACCACGACCGGCACAGGCACATTAACCTTGGACGGTGCAGTAACGGGCTTTCGTACTTTCGGATCGGCGATTGGCGATGGTAATACTTGCTATTACACGATTACTCTCGGTGCGGATTATGAGATTGGTCTCGGTACTGTTGGAACGGGTACGTTAGCTCGTACTACGGTACTGAAATCATCTAACAGCAATAACGCGGTTAACTTCGGTGCTGGTGCTAAGGATGTATTCGTAACATATGCGGCTGATGTTGCTGCTATAACGAGTGCTGCACAGACATTTACGGCTGCTCAGACGTTTAGGGCGGCTAATGCTATTCGTTCTGAGGCTGCGTCAACACAGGACGCTATCGTTATCGCTGGTAGGGCTGGCGGTACGTCTTCCTATGCTGTTACGTTGACTCCTGCGACATTAAGCGCAAGTAGAACAGTTACCATTCCTGACGGTGGAGCTAACTATACAGTTGGCTATTTGAACGTTCCGCAGTCTGGTTCAGACAAAACTACGTCATATACCTTAACGACTGGCGATATTGGTGAGTTTGTTGGCGTTGGAACAAGTGGATCAATCACTATTCCAAACTCGACATTTGCTGCTGGCGATATTGTTTCTATTTTCAACAATACGACAGGCAATATCACGATTACTTGTTCTATTACGACAGCTTACATAGCCGGTACGAATACGGATAAAGATACGATGACGTTAGCAACGAGAGGCGTTGCAACTATCCTATTCATTAGCGGAACTGTTTGCGTAGTTACAGGAAACGTCACATGAGTGGAATTATGGCGATGCTGCTTGGTCGTGTTGTCGGCGGCGGCGGGGCTTTAACCATCATCGAAACCTTCACTGCCAGCGGGTCGTGGACTTGTCCTGATGGCGTGACTGAAGTTGAGTATCTTGTTGTTGCTGGTGGTGGCGGTGGTGGTGGGTCAACTGGGTCAAGTGGTGGCGGTGGAGCAGGTGGATTTAGAACTGGCACTGCTTTAAGTGTTACTGCTGGAACTACTTATACCGTTACTGTTGGCGGCGGTGGTGGTTCTGGAACTTCTGGCTCTAATTCCGTCTTTAGCACCATTACATCTACTGGTGGTGGTAAAGGTGGTGAGGGTGGTGGAACTCCGGCTGGTAATGGAGGAAATGGCGGTTCAGGCGGGGGTGGTAGCGTTTCAGGCTCCGGCGGGAGTAATGGCGGGTCTGGTAACACTCCATCAACAACACCATCTCAAGGGAATAATGGAGGGGCTTCTCCGCTAACTGCTCCGGCTTATGGGGGAGGTGGCGGCGGCGGTGCTTCTGCTGTAGGTGCTGATGGTACTGGAACATCTGGCGGTTCTGGCGGGAACGGAACGTCATCTACAATTTCTGGCTCAAGCGTTACTTACGCTGGCGGTGGAGGTGGCGGCAGGAATAACGCTGGCACTGCGGCTCCCGGGGGTAGCGGAGGAGGTGGAGCAGGTTCAGCAAATTTAGCCAGCGCGGGAACTGCTGCTACTGCGAATACAGGCGGTGGCGGTGGAGGTGGCAATAATGCTGGCGGCGGCTCAGGCGGCTCTGGCATCGTCATCATAAAGTACACAGCACCATCTAACAACGTACTTGTATTCAAAGGCTCATCCCAATGGACTTGCCCAACAGGTGTGACCAGCGTTGATTATCTGGTCGTGGCTGGTGGTGGTGGGGGTGGTTGTGGGCAAGCGTCTTCAACAGGAACGTCTGGCGGCGGTGCAGGTGGAATGCTTGTCGGTTCTGGTTTATCCGTAACCGCTGGCACTACTTACACCATTACTGTTGGTGCTGGCGGCACTGGTGGGACTTCTGCAGCTAATGGAACAAAAGGAGCAGACTCTGTTTTCTCTAGTGTAACGGCTTCTGGTGGTGGTAGGGCGGCTTGGTCAGGCACTAGTACTTTAACGAATGGTGGATCGGGGGCGGGGTCAGCCTATGACACAACAACTGTTGGAACTGGCATTGCCGGACAAGGGAATGATGGTGGGCAACACAATGGGACTAACGATGGCGGCGGTGGCGGCGGTGGTGCAGGAGGAGTTGGTGTAGGCAATACGCCAAACGCAGAAAACGGCGGAAACGGTGGTATTGGTTTGCAATCTTCCATTACTGGTGTTTCTACCTACTATGCTGGCGGCGGTGGCGGTTCGACTTCCAATTCGACATCTGCTACGTCAGCCGGTATTGGTGGCTCAGGAGGAGGCGGTAATGGAGGTTTTGTAAATGTAAGTGCAGCCACAAGCGGTACTGCAAATACAGGCGGCGGCGGGGGTGGAGAATGTGGTTCTGGAAGCAGCGTAAGAACAAATGGCGGTAACGGCGGCTCTGGCATCGTAATTATCAAACTCAACTCATAACTATGAAAAAAATCTACCGCTTCTACGGCATCGACGTTGCAATGCAGATGCTTCGTCCGGGTGCTAAATGGGAGATCAGCAACAACGTCTTCACCCGTTGGGATGATCCTAGACCTTGCCCTAGCATTGAGGAGGTCTACTGGGTAATGGACAAGATCAAAGCGTTTGAGGAAAGCATCCCGACAATTTGGCTACCTGAGCAGCTAGAGCAGCAGAAGCAAGAGAAAGAAGAACTAGAAAAGGCACTCGCATGAATATGCACAACCTGTTTCCTACGCCAATCGGTATGTTCGACTTAAATCGAGAATTTACCGATGAGGAACTATTGTTCGTTCGTGGTCAGGAAACTAGAGCAAATGAGGGCAACACGACTAGCGTGGATAACTTTGTTCTGCGTGATTCGGTGATGACTTCTTTGCGGGATTGGGTAGAAGGTTGTGTCGCTGAATACTTTAAGGCAACAAGCGATCCAAAACATGACGTTGACTTGCGGATAACTCAATCTTGGTTTAATTATTCAGAGCAAGGTCAGTGGCATCACAAACACGCTCACCCAAATAGTTTCGTTTCAGGTGTGTTTTATCTGAATACCAACCCTGATGACCGTATTTACTTTTATCGTTCAGGCTGGCAGCAAATAAAGTTTCCACCTGAAAACTGGAACTTGTACAACTCAGAATCTTGGTGGCTTGAAGCGGTTAAAGGGCGGCTAATCCTGTTTCCTTCGTCGCTTGAGCATAATGTGCCGACTGTACAGGGTGAAGATGTGCGGATAAGCATGAGTTTTAATACGTTCCCGGTTGGCATTGTTGGGGATGAGATGTCGTTGACTGGTTTGAAATTGGAGGCGTAATGGCACATTTTGCCCAACTTGATGAGAATAACGTCGTGACTCAAGTTATCGTTATTGATAACAAAGACACAAGCGATGCTTATGGTGTTGAGAAGGAATACATAGGCGCAGCATTTTGTGAGCGTGTGTTTGGTGGGAATTGGAAACAGACCAGTTACAACGGTAATTTCCGTAAGAATTACGCTGGAATCGGCTACACTTATCAAACAGACATTGATGCTTTTGTTCCTCCGCAGCCTTGTCCATCGTGGACATTAGACGCTAATGCTCAATGGCAACCGCCAGTAGCAATGCCTACCGATGGAAAGATGTACTCATGGGATGAGGCAATGACATCTTGGGTCGAGATAGTAGAGGCTTAAATGCTTGGATTCCTACCGTTATCTGCTGCTGCAATATCTGAAGATAGCATTACTACGCTGGTTACAGCGTCAGGGGCGATTAACGGTCGAGCGTTAGTTACTGCGGCTGGAACTAAGACGGTTAGTGCCTCTGGTGCAATCCTTGGTAGGGCTGTTGTAACGGCTGCTGAGGGGGCTATACAGGGTTCAGCCTCGGTTACTAGTAGAGCCGTAGTTACTGCACTAGGAGGCTACTCTAGGTCTGCTGTAGCGGCTATTGTAGGCACTGCTACAGTCACGGCTTTAGGTGGAACGGCTAAGTTTGCGTCTGCTCAGATTGTTGGCGTAGGTACATTTACAGCGATTGCTAACAATGCTGTTTTGGCATCTGCTGCGATTACTGCTGAGGCTGACGTTCGTTGCGTAGGTGGGGTTACGAGATCGAGTGCTGTAGGGTCAATTAGTGCTAGGGCTGTGGTTACTGCTGAAGGCATGATTTACGGTGAAGAATGGACGAAAGTTTCTCCGGTGAGTGATACATGGCAACGACAAGAATAAACTTTGGTGAGTGGCTACCGGATCAGCCGAGTATCGTTCAGGCGGTATCGGATGCGGTGAACTGTTATCCGGTTGCTAGTGGTTATGCGCCTATCCCCAATATTGAGCCTTATCCTAACGATGAGACTCAGGCTTCCGAGACTTTGCTGACCTGCTTTGGTGGTAAGTATGGCGGTCAGAATGTCTTGTTTGCGGCTAGTGCTTCTAAGTTGTACAAGTTTGATACGTCAAACAACTCGTATACCGATGTTAGTAAGGCTGGCGGTTACTCGGCTTTGTCGTGGGATGTGACGCAATTTGGTGCTGTGGTTATCGCTGCTGACGGTAATGCCAAGCTACAGGCTTACGACTTGGGTTCAAGTACGGCATTTGCAGACCTAGCCGCTGATGCGCCTATTGCTAAGTTTGTCACAGTAGTCCGAGATTTTGTTGTTGCAGCTAACGTTGCTGGCGAGGAATCTAAGGTTTACTGGTCGGATATTAATAACGAGACTGTTTGGACTCCATCCTTGGCTGCCCAAGCTGATGCTCAGGTGCTTCCTGACGGTGGTGATATTACTGGTATTGCTGGCGGTGAATACGGGCTGATCTTCTTGGAAAAGGCAATCTACCGGATGACGTATGCTGGTAGTCCGTTCTTCTTCCAGTTTGACGCTATCTCTCGGTCTTTGGGATGTATCGCTAACGGCTCGATTGCTCAGTTATCAGGGATTACCTACTTCCTAGCCGATGATGGTTTCTATGCCTGTAACGGACAAACGGTTACGGCAATCGGTGCTGAGAAGGTTGATCGTTGGTTCTTTGAGAATGTCTCGATTAGCAAAGTAACTAACGAGATGAGTGCAACGGTTGACCCTGTGAGATCGCTCATTATTTGGGTAGTTCCAACAGCCGCAGGTAACAAATTACTTATTTACAGCCAGAAGCTAAATCGCTGGTCTTACTCAACGATTGACGTTAAGTCTATCTCTT